TGGTGCTCGGCCACCTTCTCCCGGTTAGCTTCCCGGTAGGCCTTCTGCTGTGCGGCCACCTTCTCCCGGTTGGCTTCCCGGTAGGCCTTCTGGTACTCGGCCACCTTCTCCCGGTTGGCTTCCCGGTAGGCCTTCTTCTGTGCGGCCACCTTCTCCCGGTTGGCTTCCCGGTAGGCCTTCTTCTGTGCGGCCACCTTCTCCCGGTTAGCTTCCCGGTAGGCCTTCTGGTGCTCGGCCACCTTCTCCCGGTTAGCTTCCCGGTAGGCCTTCTGCTGTGCGGCCACCTTCTGTTTCTCCGCCGGCAGGGCCTGGAACTTCGCTTCCAGATCCAATTTGCGGCTCCGATCCAGATCCTCCTGTGTCAGGCGGAACTCCTTCTCGATCTCCGCATCGGCGGCTGCCATCTCAGCCAGCTCCTCCGGCGTAAACATCATGCCACCTCCGCCAGCCAGATCCCAACGCTCATGCCCAGCGCAAACACGCCGAACAAAAACGCGGTGACCAGCGCGATCCATACCAACTCCTGCGCCCGCTGTTTCCGCTCATTTCTCGTCTGATTCACTTCATGATCCCTCCCAGTTCTATCGCTCCGCCCAGGACAAACAGGTTAAAATACTGCTCCTGATCCAGCCGGACAGGCTCGTCCCTCAGGAGCTTGCCCATGCTCTTCTCGCTGATCCCCGCCGCGCTGGCCAGCTTCCTGGCGTCCAATCCGTGGTGGCTCATAGCACTCTCCGCGATCCGCCGCACGATCTCATACGCGGTTCTCATTGCCACCATCCCTTTCTGCCCACCGATCCAAAATCTTTGACATAACAGCCACAGTATTGCCCATCAGCTTGACCATGTCGCCAAAGGTCACATCATACAGAGATTGGTTCAGCCGGTCCATGTGGAGTTTGGTGTTTGCATTCTGCTGCTCGATTTCACGAGCGGTGCTGTTATCATTCAGCATAAATTTTCCTCCTTGCTCTTGACGGCTCGAAGGAAAAGTAGTACACTTGTTCCAACAAGCCTAGTCGGGTTGGTCGATTAGGTTTGCAGCCCTGTCGGATCTGCTCATCTGGCGGGGCGTTTTTATACCATTCCGCGGCTTTGTACAATGGCCTTCGCTACCAGATCCGTCTCATAGCCCCTCTTCCTGGGACCCATCCGGATCGCCGGGATCCCGTGCTCCTCTGCCCACCGGTCCCCATTGACCGCCCGGGCAAAATAACCGGCCTCCCTGGCCACGTCCGTGGGAGACATCACCCCACCGTGCCGCTCATACATCAGGCGGCGTTTCTCTGCTACTTCGCGGCCCATGGCGCTCTGTGCGCTTGTCGTGTATCGGCTCATCTTCTCACCTCCTCCACTGAGCCCTCATATTGCTGCCACCTTCGGTCATGTTCTCGCCTCCTCAATCAATTCAACGGGATTGCAGTTAAGCGCCGCTGCCATAGCCTGGAGCGTGGGGAGTTTAACAGATCCGCCATTGTTAAGCCGGGAAATGGTATTGACCGACACACCAGACAGCTCCGCCAATCGCTTAGAGGTGTCCACTCCAGCGTTTAACATGGCAACGCTTAACTTGCCTTTATTGATTCGATACATTGTGCTTGCAACTCCTTTCATTCAGGCCCTCCTGGCTCACCCGAACGCGGTGGCCGATGCGGATCACTGGAAAGCCCGGTATGTGGGTTAGCACATACAGTGCATAGACCGTAAGATAATATCCACTCACCCAAAACATCATCACTAAACAACCATCCGTTTGCATCACCCCCATCCTTCTTGAATAGTCCGGTTTATTGGACTAAGCTTGTACTATCGTTTCCTTAATCCGAATCTGCGAGCAAAGAATCGACAGTAACTCCAAAATAGTCAGCAACCGCTTTCAGCTTTTCAACTGTTGGAGACGAGGTTGACCACCCCCTGATAGTCGCATTCCCAAGCCCTGTTTCCCGCTCCAACTTAGCAACGCTGATACCACTCTCTTTGCATAATTCGAGGATATTTGTGAAAATCAATAAAAACCCTCCCTCCATTTTTTACTTCTAATTTAGAGAAAATCCCTTGACAATTCATAGAGAATAATCTAATATGTAATTGCTAGATACATAGAGAACCCTCTTTTTCTTTTCGGCTTTTCTCTAAATTCTAAAGCTATTATATCGAGAGTTCTCTAATTTGTCAAGCCTGTTTTTTAGGCTTTTCTCGAAATTTCGGAGGACTACTTATGAACTCAGTCGAACGTGTTCGCGCTATTTGTTCCGAACGTAAAATTCCAATCTCTAGGCTTGAGCGAGATCTTCAGTTTTCAAATGGATATATAGGACAATTAAGAAAAGGAATATTTCCCGGTGATAGGTTAGCTATGATTGCCAAATATTTAAATGTAAGCGTGGACTATCTATTAACTGGAGAGGAAAAAGCGCCCACCCTTACAAAAAAGGATGAGCGCGACATTGAACGGCGTTTATCCGCCATGATTGAAGACCTAAACGGCCCAATCGATAGTTTGATGTTTGATGGGGAGCCGATCGACGAAGAAACCAGGCAATTGCTTGAAGTCAGTCTGCGGAATCAGCTGGAAATCAGCAAGCGAATCGCGAAGCAAAAGTTTACTCCTAAAAAGTACCGTAAAGAGGGAGGATAACGTGGATATTAAGGGTCTTGCAGAGGGAATCTGCAAAAAACACAATTCGAGAGACCCGTTTAAAATAGCGGAACAACGAAACATCATTGTTTTGTATGAACCATTGGGCAGTATTCGCGGCTATTACAGCAAGAGCCTGCGTCAAACATTTATCCACATAAATCAGGATTTGGAACGGCAGCAGGCTCTATTTACCTGTGGGCACGAACTGGCGCACTCCATCTTACATCCAAACACGAATACGCCATTTTTGCGGGCTTCGACTTTCTTTTCTGTGAACAAGCTTGAGGTTCAGGCAAACCAATTCTCTGTCTGTATGATTTACTCCGATGAAGAATTAAGACCATTTCTGAATCGATCTATTTGTGATGCAGCTCTTTATATGGATGTACCAGAAGATCTTGCAGGGTATAGAATGAGGAAGATTGCCTTTTGTTTGTGACCCTACCGCTGAAGGGCGGAGCATATAAATAAACGGGAGGAATACAAAGTGAAGAAGAAATTGCTTGCAATCATGATGTCTGCTTGCATCGCACTGTCAATGACAGTCAGTGCCAGCGCCTTGAACCTCTACTTTGACGGCGCGCCATTGGTTACTGATGTCCCTGCCCAGATCATCAACAACCGCACCATGGTCCCAATTGGTCATATTTTTAACGCTCTTGGTGCAAAAGTAACCTGGGATGGAGCCACACAGACTGCGGCTGGGGAGAAAGACGGAACAAAAGTAGTTTTACAAATCGACAATACCACAGCCTATGTCAATGATAAGGCGGTTACCCTGGATACGCCAGCCATGATCGTAAATGATCGGACGATGGTCCCGGCCTGGTTTGTTTCTGAGGCGTTCGGCGCAAAGGTGTACTGGGATGGAAGCACATCGACTGTCCGAATCGCCACCCAGGTTTATGATGTTGTCCGCGTGATCGATGGAGATACCATTGTAGTCCATTATAATGGTAAGGAAGAAAAAGTACGGATGATTGGCGTTGATGCTCCGGAAAGTGTGCATCCAGACAGTTCAAAAAACACTGAAGCAGGCGTGAATGCCTCTGAATATACCCAGAAAAACTTAGAGGGGAAGCAGGTCGAACTGGAATTTGATGTCCAGCAGCGCGATCAGTACGGCCGGCTCCTTGCCTATGTTTGGGTTGATGGCAAGATGTACAATAAAACATTGCTGGAGGATGGGATCGCAAATCTTGCTACATATCCCCCCAATGTAAAATATGTGGACGAGTTTACGGCTATCGTTAACGCTCGAAATCCAGAGAACTCAGATTCACAGGTAAAACCTAATGATCCAGACGTAAAAGACAGCGGGAAATATGTCGGTAGCTTAGAGTCTGATAAATATCATTTGCCTGGGTGCAGATTTGCTGAAAAGATCACAGCGGAAAACGAGATTTGGTTTGACACTGAAGAGGAAGCTATTATCGCTGGATACAAGCCTTGCGGTGTGTGTAATCCTTAAATAAAATCCCCGCCCCGGTGTTGGCGCACCAGAGCAGGGAAAAGGGCAGAAGCTTTGACTGGCACTCTGCCCTTCTATTTTAAAGTGAATAGGAGGCATTGTCAATGGGCGAATACATTAGAAAGACCGCCCGGTACAACGGGAAGAAGTATGAGGCCACAGGGAAAACCGAACTGGAGGCCATGACCAAGCTGGCAGAAAAGCTTTCGGCGGTCAAAAGGGGAGAAGAGATTGTATCAGGATCCATGACGGTCAACGCCTGGTATAAGCAGTGGATGGAGCTGTACAAAAAACCGAAGGGCTTGACCGAAAAATCTCTTGCCATGTACGACGAAAAATATAATGGGTACATCAGAAGTTCCATTGGTCACATGAAAATAAAAGATGTGCGTGACGTCCACCTTCAGCGGATCTTAAACGGAGAGGCCGGCCGGTCCGCATCCCATGTCAAAAAACTGAGGATGCTGTTACAGGAGATGTTTAAACGGGCTCGTCAGTCTCGCCTGATCCCATACGATCCGGCGGAACTGCTGTCACTTCCAACTGTCACCAAAGGCCGGCGGCGCTCCATCACGGAAGAAGAACGAACTGCAATTCTGAGAATTTCTCAACATCACAGGGCTGGATTGTGGATACTCACCCTGCTCTATACTGGAATGCGTCCGGGAGAAACCGCTGCACTTACCTGGGCTGATGTGGATTTTGAGCATAATGAGATCCACGTTCATGCCGCCAAAGAAAGCGGAAGCCGAACCATCAAAGGCCCTAAGACCGCCTCCGGTGTCCGGGACATCCCAATACACGCCGCTCTGCTTCCACGCCTCTTGGAGTCCCGCGGGAAACCGTTCTCATTGGTATTCCCCACCAAGGCCGGGACTGTTCAGAACGAAAGCAGCATGAGAAGGATGTGGAATAGTTTCATCAGAGAGATGGAAGAGGAGTCCGGCCCTGTTGCTGATGACCTCACTCCATATTGTCTGCGACATACCTTCTGCACAGATCTCCAGCGCGCTGGAGTGTCTATCAACGTGGCAAAGGAGTTGATGGGCCACGCTGATATTCAAACAACAGCAAATATTTATACGCACAAAGACAGTGAAACTCTGCACAAAAGCATTGCACTTCTGGACGGAAGTGGTGGAAAACCTGGTGGAAATGTGAAAGTAGGATAACGGATTCATTTAGAGCCCCAACGGATTGCATACTTAAAGTATTCTGATTCGAGTTCTGTTGTCTCCACCAAATCGCTACTTATGAGTAGCAACAAAGAAATCCCCGAAACGCCTTGACTACCAAGTGTTTCGGGGATTTTTTGTGTCTATCTTTGGCTAGCTTAAAAAACTGAAAACAGCCTATTTGGATGCATTAGGTGGTGGAAAAGGTGGTGGAACATTTTCGCCTATCTCCCTGATTGATAAGGGTTCTCGTGCTTGGTTTGCAATGAATAAATTTTCCTCATAACCCCAGCATAAACCCTTGGGTTTACGGCGTGCAGTGTATCCATTAGGTCATCTATGATAGACCACACTCCAGAAGCGTCTCGTTCAGACACCGCCTGCAGGAACTCACTGTCCCCATCTATTGGGAGTTCATAGCCAGATGACGATGCAGCAGAGCGCTCCTGCTCATAACCACCTAAATCTGGTGATTCTGCTTGATCCATCTGGTTTCGGATGGTATACAGGTCAGCCAGTTTTGCATAGGCGGGATAACTGCTCTCACCATATTCTAGACGGGCAATCTCAATGTCTATCTCTTTGCGGTCAAGCAAAGGGGGCACCCCCTATCAGTCCCGCTCCAGCTCAGCCATAAACCGGCGGATCGCCTCACGCTCACGCTCGCTGGTCGCGCTATCCATCATACCGCGGGCCTGCTCCATCATGGCCTCTTTGGCATCATGCCGGCTATATCCGCCCATCCGCCCGTCACGGCCGTAACCACCACGCCCATCTCTGGAGTAATGGCCACGGACATAATGCTTGCCACGGTTTGCATAGCTGGAGCCACGGCCATAATCTCCCTCCCAGTCTCCGGCTTCAGAATAGCCGCCGTCCTCCTCCAGGGCGCAGATCTTGTCGATGTTCTTAATAGTGTCAGTCAGCTTGTGGACGGTCTCCAGGTCCCCAGCGGACATCTCAGGCTTGCGGGCGATCTCCTCCAGCTCCGCCGACAGCATCTCCTTCAGATCATACAGTGCTTTCATGCTATCCTCTCCTTTCAGGCCGTCCGCACGACTTCCATGTTACTGTTGGCAAAGTCAACAGCCTGGGTGCTGGTGTTCCGGGCCGCCACGGTCACGCAGCAGCCGCGGGGGACCTCCACAGACGCGGACACATAGATATTGAAAAAGTTCTCGGCCGCCGCCGGGGTGACAGTAGCGGTAGCGGTGGTCAGCGCCTCACCATTGATGGCAAGGGCGGCGGTAATGGCCTCGACGGTGCCGCCCTCGGGGATGGCGATATTCGCGCCAAAGGCTACCCGGTACCGGGCCTTGCACTGGTTGGTATTGCCGCGCAGCGTGATGAGCCCGCTGCCACCACGATGCACGATGCCGCAGTTGCCGCCGATCACGTCCAGCAGAGGGACGTTCTGGCCAGGGGTTACATTGACGATGGCGGGATTTGCATATTCAGCCATGATATCAGTCCTTTCTAAAGGGGTCAAAATCGACCCGGTTAAAATAAACGGCGAGGCTATTGCCCCGCCGCTGTTGTTGAGATCGGCACGGGGCCGAACAATTTCCAAAATGGAAATAGTCAAGAGCTATGGAGTTTAGCAGTTGCAACCGCAGCCGCCGCAGGGGAACTGTACGGGGGTGGGAGGATTGACCCAGTAGGCGGGCGTGGGGCACTCAGCGCCGGTGCGGCGCAGGATCTCCGCCTTGTTGGCGTCCATAGCCGCCATCAGGACGGCGTTCTGGTTGGCCTGGGAGGCCGCCAGCTTCAGGCCCTGGTTCTCGCTCTCCAGGGAGCGGATGTAGTTCTGATTCAGGGCGTCCAGGATGGCCCGGGAATTGGCGTTCTGGTTGTCGATGATGTCCCGGGTGGTGGTCTGGATGGTGTTGCGGGTGTCGCAGGCCTGGGCGGCCATGTCGTAGCGCACGCCGTCAATGGCCCGCTGGGTGCCGCAGCAGCAGTCCGCCAGCTGGGCGGACAGGTTGCAGAAGCCCCGCTCCACGCCGTTGAAGCCCTGCATCATGCCCATGTTGGTGTTGTTGAACCCGTTGGTCATGGCGTTGGTGATGGCGTAGGTGCTGTCACAAATGCCCTGGGTGATGCCGTCCAGCTTGGTCACAACGGCGGAGTGGTCAAAGCCACGCTGCACCTCGGAGCCTACACCGCCGTTCTGTCCGCCGAATCCGCCGAAGCCGTTACCCCAGCCGCCGAACAGGCCGAAAATCAGGAACAGGATGATCCAGCTGGACCAATCGCCGCCCCACATACCGTTTCCGTTGCCCTGATAGGCGGGCTGAACGGGCATGGTCATCACAGTACCGTCAGAAGAAAGACTCATTGCTTTATCTCCTTTGTAGTTTTATTTTCAAAACCGTGGCCACGGATTTTGAGACTAACTTGCAACTTTTAGAGCAAATATTTAAAGTACACTTTGCTCATTTCCCAAACATCCCTCGGAGGGGTTCAAACATACCCTGCATCTGCTGGGCCTTCTGCTGGGCCTGGTTCAGCTGGTCCTGCGAGAGCTTCCCGCTCTGCACCATCTCATTAATGATGGCGTTGGGGTCCTTGCCCTGCATCTGGCTCATGAACTGCTGGAACTGCTGCATCATGTTGGGCCGGCCACCGCCTCCCATGATACCGAAAAAGGGATTACCCATTGTCCGCGTCCTCCTTTGTCACCCGCTTTGTGGTTTTTCTCTCTGCACTCAGAGCCTCTACACGAGACGCCAGCGCCTCCAGATCTGCTTTTGTTGCAAACTCTATGCCCTGGGGTGGTTGTTCTGCCCTCGGGACGCTGGTGCGCTCCACAAGGTCAAACACCTTGATAGACGGCTTTCCAGATGCGTCCGCCTGCTTGAGGTAGATGGTGGGGGCGTTGCTGTCCCACAGGGCTACAGCGGAGTTGGGTGCCACCAGATAGCCCATGGCCTCCTGCTCCCCGGACACCCACACCATGCTCTGCCCGCCGGCCTGCTGGGGCGGCTGCTGAGCGAATTGCTGGGGTTGGTACTGCGCCCCCCGGAGCTGGGCTAGCTGGTCCGGCATGGGCGGCTGGTAAAACTGCGGTTGCTGATAGCCGCTGTAATATGGGTAGCTCATGGGTCATTCCTCCTTACACCAGTAATAGAGAGGGACCTCCCCGCCGGAGTCCCAGGTGTCGTAATAGTCCCCGTCCATGACGCACACCACATGACCGGACAGGGACAGGATATAGGTGCCGCTGGGGTGCTCTGCGGCGAAATCCGCCACCGTGTAACAGTCCGGGCACTCGTCGGGGATAACGGCCCGCCGGAAGCCCATCTCTCGGAGGTATGCGCCCCAAACATGGTTCGCCGACGGCATATCGCCCATCAGGAAGCCTTGCAGAGACAGCCCTACATACGTTGTCTCCCAGTTCTGTTTCAGGGCCGTGGAGATGGCCCGAACAGTGCAGTCTCCCACGTTTCGCCCGTCGGGGTTCGCGTTATGCCTGGCCCACATGGCTGGCCTCCAGTGCGATCACATAAGCCTCAAGGCCATCGTCATCCCCCTGGGCTTTGAACCACATAGCTGTCTCAGCGGCGCACTCCTGTGTCATTCCTGCGGCAATCAGCCGCTCGATCATGGTCATATCCACACACGTCCTTTTTCAAAAATTAAAGGAGGATCGTGGGGAGGGCGGCGACGTGTACCAACCCTATATCCCCACGTCCTCCATGGCTATATTGTCGCATAAAAATTCCCCTGCTGGGCGGCGTTTCAGCAGGGGGAGTGTGTTACTTGTGATCAATTTGTGTGATTCTTGCCGCAGCTCGACCTACCTCTTCAAAAATATGTGGGATGTGCCGCGATATGGTGGACCGTTCCCACCCAAGTTCCGCCGCAATGTCAGCCTGCGCCCACTTGTCGATCATATATCTCCGGGCAATCAGGTCATCATCCCGGTGCAAAGCAGCCTCATAAATCGCTTTCTCAAGTTCTGAACGCAAAAGAGACCTCATAGATTCTGGTATCTTCCCTCTTGCGTTCATCACTGTCACGTCCTTTCTATCTTACTCAACCGCTTCATTGACCATCAGTGCAACTTCTTCCCGGGTCGCCAGACTGCGGGGTCTGGTCCCGTCGGTAATGCCCTTGGCCTTGGCCTGCTCCAGGCCTGCCTGGGCCCACTGGCTGGCTGGCTCCTTGGCCTTGCGCGCCATCCAGCCCTCCATCATCCGGTCAAACCACGCCTGTTCCTCCGTCAACTCCGGCTCCTCCTCTCTCGCCGTCCAGCGCAGTACGCTGTTGATCCGCCGGTTTTCCGCGGTCTTGGAGACCGCCCCGTCCCTGCTCTGGTAGTAGCTCCCGCCGCCGTCCAGCTTGAGCACATCCGCAAAGCCCAGCCCCCGGAACACCCGGGCGGCCTCGCCGCTGTCCAGCAGGTTGGCGGTCCTGGACTGCCAGCCCATGACGTACACCATGCCGTCTCCCTTAAGGCCCACCAGCGTGTGCCAGGTGGCCCGCAGTGGAGAGGTATCCCAGCCCTGCCCCTTGGCCTGGGCTGTGGTGCAGGCCTTCCCGGCCCGGAGCACAGGGATGCCGGACACGGCGTAGTCCGTCCCATCCGGCACCGTCCGGATCTCCTCCACCCGAGCCTTGCCGCCGGAGATCAGCAGGGTGGAGACCGCCTTGCCGTGCAGGGGGTTGGCGTAGGACCACCCGCCGGAATCAAAGGTAAACTTGTCCCCCTGGAATTGCCCGCGCTCCTGGCAGTAGTGCCGCGTCCACTTGCCCGCGGCCTTGTAGTCGCCCACCAGATGGCCCACCGGCAGCGTGAACGGCTCGCCCGCCTCGGAGTAGTTGGCAAAGTACCCCGCGTTGGCGCAGTTGTCTCCGCACTCTCCCTTGGGCTTGTCCACCAGTTCCACCATCAGATTCTCCACCTGCACCGCAGTCATCAGGACCTGCCCGCTGTCCTTGGCCTGGAGGTCATACACCTCCACCAGGGCCGCCGCCAGTCCTGCCGCCGCCTGGTCGGCAAACTGCTCCGTCAGGATGATGGGCGTGTCGTGGGTGCTGTCCATAAATCCCAGCTCGATCAGCGTTGCGGGCATGGTGGTGTAGTTGAGCACATACAGGCTCTGCTCCGCCAGCGGCTGCGCCCGGTTGCCCCGCAGGCCGGTAGCCGCCACGGTATAACGGTACGCCGCATCCCGCACCACCTCGCTCTGCTTCTGGTGGCTGGGGGCCACATAGGCCACGATCCCGCCGCCGGAGCCGCCGTTGATCCCGGCATTGTGGTGGATGGACAGATACACGTCCGCTTTGGCCCGGTTGGCCGCCGCCACCCGCTGGGGCAGGGTCACGTCCCTCTGCCCGGTCACATCGTCCACCCGCATGGTCCGGCAGTCGTACCCCGCCAGGATGGCCTCCAGCTTATCTGCCACCCGGCGGTTCAGGGTCCACTCCCGGGTCTCCCCGGGGTCGATGCTCTTGAGGCACCGCTTCCCCGGGGTCCCGATGTAGTGACCCGCATCGATGCAGATCAGCATGGGGTCACACCTCCTGACCGGCCTCCAAGGCGGCCTTGCGCTCCTCGTCCTCCTTGATGCCCGCCTCCACAGCGGCGGCAAACGCCTCCCGGTCGTGGTCGGCGAAGGCGTCCACCAGAGCCTCGTAGTGGTTGCCCACAAACTCGTTGATGCCCTGCTCGGTCATGCCCTCGGGGATGGGGTGGGCCTCCTTGTGGTGGGCCAGGGCAATGGTCAGGTCAGGGAGATCCAGCTCCTCGCAGGTCGTAAAGATGTCATAGATGTAATTGGCGTTCATGTTGTTTTCTCCTCTCATGTTGTGTCGGTTTTGTGGTTACTTACTCAGCTGCTTGGCTGCCTGGTTGACGCCGGTGGCGGCCAGCCCGCTCACGATGCCCACCGCCAGGGCGGTCACCGGGTCGGCGGCGGGAAAATCCGGCACCGCCAGGGCCATGCAGGCCACGCCCAGCAGTCCGCCCGCCATGCCGCAGGCGATGGGGATCCACTTGTTGTCCACCCCGGATGCCTTGACCACCTGGCCGATCAGATAGCAGATCACCGTGATGGCCGCCACGCTCGCAATCCCAAAGTCCATAGTCTCACCCCCTCTCATAGTTACAGGAAATCATGCTTTTGCAGCCGCTCGTCGTACACCCTGCCGATATTGGCGATGGCATGGGTGGCCCGGCTGTTGGGATACTCCGGGTGCTCCCGGCAAAACTGCTGATAGCGGTCGATTTCCGTCAGCACCTCGATGAACTCTTCCCGGGTGTGGGGGATCTGTCGGATCAGCTCCTGATTGAACCGCAGGATCCTGGCCCGGTGCGTATCCGCCGCCCGCTCGTCATCGGTCTTGATGTGGTCGTCCAGCTTGATCCGGGTCTGCTCCAGCTCGGCCAGCACCTCCGCGTTGATGGCCCGCCCGATGGCCTTGGCAATGGCGGACCAGGGGTTGATTTTGACGGGGGCGACCTGGATGACCGTCAGCGCCAGGACCACCAGCCCGCCCCCGCCTGTCAATAGCTCCTGGATGCTCAATGTCTGCCTCCTCTGCCTAGCCCGCGGCGGGGGCCTGTGCCTCCCGGTGCAGCTGCTCCCCTTCCGCCTGGGTCAGCCGCCCAGCCTGGACCAGAGCGTCAATTCGGGCGTCATCCCACAGCCGGGGGTAGTATTTTCGGGCCAGCTCGTACACGCTCATAGCTCCACCCCCGTCATAGCCGCCAAAAAGTCCACGTCCGCCCGCAGCCGTTCTGTCTCCGTGGGCTCCGGCTCCAGCTGAGGCGGGAGGGAGGATTTCCACGCCTCCCAGGCCTCGGTGTTCGGTGCCACTGTCACTGCACTGCCCTCTGTGTCAGGATCCGGCTCCCCGGTGATGACCACAAAGCCGTTGTGCTGGACCAGCATATCCGACTGCTCATCCGTCAGCGGGATCGCGCCGTCAAAGAGCGTGGACTGCGGAGGGCTGTATGCTCCCGAGTCATTTGGAACAGGGTCGATATACCACAACATTTCGCTTTCCTCCTTTATCCTATTGCTACCCAGTAATATACGTATCCACTGTTGTTTAACTGAGAACTAGAACGGTCTTTGTCGTAAGAAAAATACCAATAAAATGTCTTTCCATCTTTAGATTTTTTCCCGTATGAGTATCTAGCTTCATCGTTGATATATCCTAGCTCGTAGAAACCATTTCCTGATTGAAATGATTCAGTAAGGGTGTCTGCTACCATGACTGCATTACTTGCCTTTTGACTCGAATAAATAGGACCATATACACCTGAGGCTGAGTTAAAGTACTGCACCATAAAAACGACTTTTGGGGCAAAGGAGAAAGTTAGTTTGTTCGGGCTACTCTCACCCCACGTCCCCGTCCCAGTGTACTTACCATAAGCGACTTGAATTGGTGGACTTGTAAAATTCTTATAAGGGATACCAATATACTCATATTCATATCCACTCACTATTCCACTCTTCGGGTGTGCGTTCGAGTCAGCAGAGAAAAGGTATTCCCACTCACCAATGGTTCCGCCAGTTTTGTACTCCGAACTAACCTCATAGTATTGTCCGGCATCATACTCAACGTAGTAATCATCGTCCCTACCTGTACGTCTGCTGATACTTGCTGTTGGAGGAATGTATACCCAGCGGTTGTCATTTTTACTACTACTTTTAATATAACTCCCTCTCAAATACGAATTATGCACGCTTTGTGCATTATTGTAATGAATTACTGTACTGGTTGGATTGGGATATGAAATCGCTCCATTGGACTGATTAATACTAATATTTTCAGTATGCTGGACAGATTGTTCATTTCCTCCAGTAGGGGAGTATGCCGAAAATATAGTATATGTGCTTGTCCCCAGGGTTCGTTTCTCAAACCAGCCAGTGCTAGCGGTATTTATTCTTCTTCTCCACCAATGAAGGTTGTACTTCCCCAAGAAATCAAAAACATCATTTGGGACAGCTAACTCTGAAAGCCCATACATTTTAGCAACGGAGTCTTGAAGTAGGTTGGCTTTATTTAATGGCGTCCCTTCTTGAGTTGGCTCGTCCACACGAACCATTTCATAGGTGTTCTCTTGTCCCAATACAGGGATCAATTTCACCCGTCCTGGATAAGTTGGAACTCTGTCTTGCATACTCAGACCTCCCCGCACTCTACTTCTCCGCTGTAAAACCAGGCAGAGGGCATATTTTTCAGTAATTTATTAATGTCCACCAGAATCTTCTCGATATTATTGGCTTTAATATGGTCCAACAGTTCCATACTATCCGGCTTATCCGGCGTGGTGGGCAGGACTGCGATCACGCGCCTCAGGGCCTCCAAATTGGCAATATACTGAGCCATTTGCTCCGCAGTGGGGTAATACTCCTCTGTCCACTCATACGGATCTACCTCCGGTCGGATCACCTCTACCCCTGCCGCAAACGCCCCGGACCCAGCGTTTTTATAAAGCCGTGCCCCCACTATGTCATATAAGCCAATCGCTCCAGCCGGATCCTTACACGGAACCAGATCACGCACCAAGTGTGTTTGCTCATAGATCTTACAGGCATACAGTGTCATGCTCGTGTGCTCCTGAGCGGCGGAGGAACGGTCATTGCAAAAGAGGTACAACGGATATGCCAACTCAAATATAGCCTCACCAAGGGTCAATACCTTGGCCCCATCCAGAGAGATCGAGTTCCGTTTGAAATCCACTGTATGCGCCCCACCGTCGTTAAGCCCGGTAAAGCTCCCGTTTCTTGTTCCGTAGTGGGCAAAGTTGACACCCAAGGCAAATCCGTTTGCGGTCCACCCTACATCTGATCCAAACACAGTCTTGCTTCCGGATTGACTTGTGGACATCCGCAGCTCCACCCGTGTATTGCTGGTTGGGTTGACCCCGGTGTTGATGTATTGGGTGCCGGAGCTTGTGATGGACTCCAGCTCCGTATATCCCTCCGGGATCCTTGGGGCCTCTTGCTCCACGGCCTTGATCCTCTGATAGCCTGCTGTACTATACCCGAGGATTGAAAACTGATTGGCCAGCGCATCCATAGCCTGTGTAACACGGTTGAGATCTGCGGCCTGATAGGTTCCCTTGTCGTTCCGTGCCTCCACATCCGCCTGGGTCCGATCTGTCACCAGAGAACTAAAATCAAAACTCATGCGCCCTCCTTGTCCCAATAGATCACGACGCAGCCGGATACTCCGGCCTGCCCCGCCGTGCCCTCTCCAGGATAGTTGTCGATCTCCCAGTGTGAGCCGACCGGATTCCCTTCAGAATCGTAGCTTGGCTCTTTATGGCGGTTGCCCTTGATCCCACCCAGGCCCTTCGCACCACCATCTCCAGAGCCAGGGACAGGCTTTTGGACTCCAGTCCGCGCAAAACTGTCGCCGCTTGCAATGTCCGTATAGCCAAACGGGAAACGGCTGCCATTTGCGCTGCTGTATTGTCCAAAAACAGAGTTGTCCCCGATCTGGACGCTGAACGACTGCTGCGGATTGATGGATACCGTCCCGGCCCAGACAAGCCCTCCGATGCCATCCACTCCATCCGCTCCGGCCTCATCCCAGGTGCCGTCCGTTCCGGCTGTCCCATCCTCACCTTTGCCCACAAGTATGAGCCGCAGCGCAGTGACGCCCGCCGGGGCTGTCCAGGATCCGTTCTTGGTGATCACGGCCCGCGCCTGGAAGAGGAAGGACCCGTCCGCCTGGAGCAGCCGGCTCTGACAGCCCTGGAGCGCCCCGTCCTGGATCTTGAATGTCTGCATCATCCGCCGGGCAGTGGTAGCCTGACTTTCATCCAGCCAGATGGTGTCCACGTCCCCGATCTCCCCGGATGGATCGCCCCGTCCCGTGGTCTCGATCAGGTTGCCGCCGTAGCAGCTGAGGATCAGCCGCGCCGCGGTCAGGGCCTCGACAGAGGTGTGGATGAATGGATTCTCAATATTGATGGTCTTTTCACTGCTGGTGCTGTTGCCGCTGACCACATATTGAGATCCATCCGCAAGGGTAAAGATAAGGGACGCCACACTTTTGTTGGCTTTCATGGTTGGGTAGGTAGCGAGTGCGGTCAAAAGCGTTTTATTTCCCTGGTTCCATAGAGGCTCCGCTGTCAGGTATCCAGTTTCAGCATCCGCACGAGGGAAAGTGCCGGTCACCATACAGGCCCACCGCAGAATGTCCCCGCACTTCTTTCCGGTCACCGCCGACTTGTCCTTTGCTTTTACTGACTTTTTGGCATAGTCTGGATCAACATGGTAGCGGCTTTTGAAATTATCCCCCAGTTGGGACACCACAGAGGAGATCCAGCCCTCCAGAGTAGTGGGTAGGGTTGTCGGCGGAAGGTAGGTGCGCTCTGCCACCAGCCCTACAATATCCACCAGCGACCAGTCAATAGACATATCATTGTTGGAGGTTTTCCAGCCGTCGCCGTACTGGTAGTACACTCCCACCTTTTTGTACTCCACTCCGCTGGAAGGCAGTTCGACACCAATTAGCGTTTCAATGCCCTGTCTGTCCTCGATGGAGGCAAATAGCCCATCTTTCTTTCGCGGCTCAAACCGCTTGTCAATGTTATTTAAAGATAGGCTCATTGTTCCATACGGCAGCGTAATGCAGGAAAAATCGGTCTGCTGTGTGGCGTTGAACTCCACCAACATTTTCTCTGTCCACTCCTCATACACGCCAGGTAATATCTCGGCCACCCGCATCCGGCGGCCTGAAAGGCTCCACTTGCTCACCGTTACCTGGATAGCGTCCGGGTTATTGACTGTGAAGCCGCTCAGGCTGACTGTCCGAGTCCTGTTCCCGGTGAACTCTTTTGAGTAGTAGGCCGTTCCACCCTGTTTGACCTCTATGGTGAAAGTATCCGGAACCCCATCCCAATCGTCACCCGGAAAGTAGACGGAACAGGCCTGGAGGATGGATAAATTAGAGAACTGCTCCTCCACCCATACAGCTTTAGGAAAGATCCCATCTGCTCCGGAGAGCACATCCCCCACAAAGCCAACCTGATCCGCCACCCCCTCTGCTGGGATCAGACGAAACTTCCCATTGAGGACCCACCTGTGGGGCTCCAGGGTGGCGTATGGCGTCAGGTCCATGACCCGATCATACAGCTGGGCTGGCTGTGAAAAGTCCGCCGCACCGCTGCTCTCCACGCCGGAAAAGGCCATGTCCGGGTCGCTGATGTCCACCACAGCCTTGAGGTGGGTCCGTCGGGAAGTGCCCACAATCGCAGCCCTGTACTCCTCTGTGGCGTTAATCATGGGGATCCACCTCTCTCAGAGAGACCGTAAACCCGCCCCACACAGGAACGGTGGCCCCTTTATCATCCCGACTCCAATAAAACCTTGGCCGTGTGTACCCTGTCACAAAAAATCTGGAAGTCAGCATCTTATTTTCGTCTGGAATCAGGAAGTTGCAGACGATAGGTTCACGGCTTCCCTTTTTGCAGGCAGAGATCACACGGTCCTTGTCTGTATCGTCGAAATATCCATACTGGTAATCAATGACCCATACATCTCCCCGCAGCTCTTTGACCATGTTTCCAGCAATCATTACCAGGTTTCGACTCAGCGGCTCCTCGTCTACAACATAGGACTCCCGGCGGGTCTCAGGCAGGACAACAGATGCGCCTCCAGAATCTAATATCAGTTGCGTCATACCGTTTCCTCCTTACGCCCACTGAGGGTCCGCAATAGGTGTTCCCGCAGCGGAACCTGCCTTGATGAGATAGGGCAGCTGCCAGGTGGCGAACTTTGTTCCGTCCGGCAGAGTGAGATTGACCGTCAGACCATCGGAAAGCCCTGCGTCTGCCCCAGCCGCCATGCTGTTGATGATGCCGGCAGAGGACACCCCAAGCCCGGAGGAAGCGAAATCCACCGATGCTGCGCCGAAGTCCAGGCCGCGGGTGATGCCATCCCGGACACGTCCGAAGGAATCCTCCCAGCCATCGCCCAGCCCCAGGGCCATGTTTTTCCCGATGTCCGCAAATACCCGGGACGGAGAGCGGATACCGAGCAGGTCTTTTGCGCCATCAACGATCCCACCAAGGAAGTCTCCAATTTTCTCCGCGATCCAGGAACCCATGCTCTTGATTCCATCCCACAGGCCCATCACAATGTTTTTCCCAATCTCGAACACACCAGAAACCACCGAACTAAAGCCACTCAAAATCGCGGCCACCACTTGGGGAAGGACGGAGACCAGATCCGGGATAGCGCTCAAAATGCCGTCGGCCAGTTTGATGAGAAGATCAAATCCGGCTCGGATGATTTTGGGGAAGTTATCAGAAATCGTAGTGGTAATGCTTTTGATAATCTTCGGCAGCTGAGACACCATGTCAGGAATGCCGGCGATGATTCCGTTCGCCAGGTTGAATAGAAGTTTCACTCCTGCGTCCAGGATGACAGGTAGATTGTCTGTGATGAAGGTCACGAAGGACTCAATGATAAGTGGAAGCCGCTCCGCCAGCTGTGGGATTCCAGAGATGATTCCGTTTGCCAGCTCCGTCAGCATCTCAACACCTTTGTCCAGCACAGCGGGAAGTCGCTCCGTAATAAAGCCCAGGAACCCGTCTATGACCACCGGCAGTTGCGCCACCATCTGAGGCACGCCGGACTGGATCCCGCTGCCAAACATGGTCAAAAGCTGCTGACCCGCCGCCATGATAGCCGGAAGGTTGGCAGCGATGGCGGATGCAAGCGCCGACACGATCTGCGGGACTGCCGCCACCAGGTCAGGCAGGGCGGTGATAAGCCCGGTCACCAGGCCAACCAGCAACTGTGCGCCAGCGCTGACCATAGCGGGCAGCACCGTGCTGATAAGTGTGGGCAGCTCCTGGGCGATCATGGGCGCAATGGCAGTTACTAGCTCGCCTATGCCGCTGAGTATCTGCTGCACGCGCGGGATGACATTCTGACCTACGACCTTAACGCTGGACACAAAGTTGTCAACATATACGCCAATGTCCCATCCATCTGCCGCTATGGCCGTCACAAGATTTTTCCATGCGCCCTTCATGCTGGCTACGGAACCCTGAATAGTCGTGCTGGCTTCTCTTGCAGTTGTGCCAGTGATGCCCATTTCCGTCTGCACCATATGGATGGCGTCTACAATGTCGGCATAGCTGGAAATGTCGTACTTGATACCGGAGAGTTTTTCGGCATCCTCGAGAAGCCGCTGCATCTCCTCTTTGGTTCCGCCGTACCCGAGTTTTAGGTTGTCCAGCATGGTATAGTTCTGCTTTGCAAAGCCCTGATAGGCGTTCTGGATCATTTCCACGCTGGTGCCCATCTTATTGGCGTTGTCGGCCATGTCAGTAATGGCCTGGTCTGCCTTTTGCGCTGCCGCTTCCGTGTCTCCCTCTAGACTTTGGAGCAAGGACGCAGAGAAGCTGGTCACCGTATTCATGTACTCATTGGCGCTCATGCCGGCAGTCTCATAGGCTTTATCAGCATATTGCTGTACCTTATCCGACGCAGACTTGAAGAGCGTGTCCACACCGCCCACCAGCTGCTCATATTCTGCGTACTGGTCGATTGATGCCTTTGTCAGAGCAGCCACGCCGGTGGCCGCAGCGGTCAGGGCAGCAGCACCCACCTTGGCCGCCGTGGCAAGGCCGCTTTTCAACTTACCGGCTAATGAATCAACAGAGCGTTCAGCGCCTTTCCAACTTTCGCCAAATATGCCGGCAGATTTTTTAGCATTTTCTGATGTTTCATACTGGCTTTTATCAATTTCAGTATATGCTTTTTTCATGGCATCAGACATACTCATCCCTTGCGATTTGTAAGTTTGTGCCAGTTTCATAACGTCTGATTTATACTCGCTACTTGTTTTTTGGGCTTTACTTAGACCTTTTTCATAATCTCCAGTATCAAGTGTAATTTTGGCATACAGGTCAAGCAGATTCAACCGCGTCACCTCCGATCTGGCCCAGCTTGGCCTTCATCTGCGCTACGATCTCCTCCCCCGTCCGGGTCTCCTCAGGGGGCGGGTCAATGATTTCGATGTACCGGGTCTTAATGTAACCGCCCCCGGCGTACTTTGCGGTGTTCTCTGCCACCACTTTCAGCGCGTCTGTTACATATACCCGGTATGCCTCGTCCTTCTGCTCACGCATCCACCGGGACACGGCATACCGGGCAAATGCCTTTACGCTGAGGGGGCCTCGGTACTCTCCTGCGCAGAGCCAGAGGAGTTCTCGCCCTGCGCGGAGATAAAAAGCTCAGCAAATGCCTCGTCCGTCAACAGGTCGGTGGCGTCTTTAAACAGCTTGACCAGGTTCAGCGCGCCCTGATACCGCTCCGGGGACACTCCATCGATTGAGGAGAGGATTGCGATAATGTCGCCCTTGTGATGTTTCAGCAGCACGGGCAGCGACTTCCGCGCCCGGGCCAGCAGGAACTTCTTCGGCTCCATGCCTTCCGGCAGCTTCTCCCGCCGGAACATGGACATGGCCTCGTCATCCTCCGCAATATTGCAGATTGGGTCGATGACCTCTGCAATGACCTCCAGGGTTCGGTCGCCCTTGATATCAGAAAGTCTCATGGCCTGCCTCCTCAACCCGCACCGGGAAGCGGGGTGGTGAAGCTATAAAACTCCATAGGCATGACATTCTGGGCCTCAATGGACACATGGCCAGTCAACTCCACGGAAACCTGCCCCTTACCGTTCTTGGTGGTCTTGAGCGCGAAACCTCCAGTGGAAAGGGCATTTTTCAAACAGGCTGCCACGGCACCGCCGTCAGCCCGGTCACCCGCCCACCAGATATCCTTAAAATCCTCCTGCTTCAGGTCACGGTTTGGGGTGACCTTGCTGGTTGCCACTGTGGCAGCGCCCAGGGCAAGTTTGATGCTCTCAGGAGAGGTGCCCAGAGCGGTGAAGGACATCTTGCAGTCCCAGCCGTCCAGGTGCTTCAACTCCTTGGTGTTGGTGGGACAGTTGTCCACATCCTCGCCCATGTCGGAGTAGGTGGGCACGCAGCTGATGTTGATGCCGCCGGTAGTGGCACAGATGATGTCCTCATCCGCTGGGGCGGCCACCTTGGCCGGGTCAAACTTATTCAGCAGAACACCGGCGTCAAGCTGTAACTCGGAAAAGGTGTCCTGCGGGATTTTCGTAAAGATTCCCATGGTATCGCTCCTTTCAGTTCAAAGTCAGGTATTCGGCGGTCAGGTTGATGTACCGCCGCTTGATGTTGTTGTCTTCTTCGTATTTCAGGCTCTGGCAGAAGGGAGACCCACGCTTGAGCCAGATGTACCCGCCGTCGCAGGGGATGGTCACGCCGCCGTAGCCGATGCGCCTAGAAAGTTCCTGGGCCTTTTCATCCGGCACCGCCTCGCTGGTGGTATGGAACCACAGATTGACGGTCATGCTCACCTCGCCGCCGCCCCAGGCATCCTCGATGTACTCATAGGTGCCGTAGGGGAACTCCACATCGTCCGGGACAGAGGAGGCCCGGTAAAACGGCATGAACTCGTTGAGCCAGGCGTACAGGGCCTTGTTTTTGGTCATGTCGGCAACTCCTTCCGCTCCGCCGTGAAGAATTTCAGGGGGAAACTGGCAGACTTGGGGGCAACCTTCTCCTTCGGGTCAGAGGTCACCCGGTAGGTCTGGCCGGTGGTCTTGTCTCGGAAGTAATCGTTGTAGTCGATGGGGAAATCGGAGCGCACCAACGCAGAGTACACGCTGGTCACGCCCTCCTTCTCCGCCCTCCGGGCCTCCATGGAGGTGTCCAGGGCCTGGTAATTGACAAACTCCGCGCCCTCGGCCCACTCCACAAAGTAGCCTCCGGCTCCGTCCGGTCTCCGGGTCTTTTCCAGCACCACGCAGGTCCGGGCAAAATCATCCAACAGGCTCACAATCTCACCTCCAGCACGGTTTCCGGGGCGTGGGCGGCGTCCCCTTGGGGTTCGGGGCCACCAGGGAGGTGTCCCGCAGCTTGCGATAGGGGGCCAGCTGGGCGGCAAAGGCGTCCTGCCAGCCGACAGCCGCGCCCTTGGCGTTGGTGGACCGGGTGTAGCTGTCCCCGCCGAAACTCTCGCTGGTGTACGCCCCCGGCTGGTTCTTTGCGGCCCACGCCTTGATCTCCTCCGCCAGGGTGACCACAGACTTGGGGACCGCCAGCGCCCAAACAGCGCCGGTAAAGATCTCGTCCGCCAGGTCCGTGGCTGGGCACTGGTGCAGCCCATCGTTGAACACGCTGCCCACGATGCGGAAATACTGCCCCTCCGCCAGATCCGGCAGCGCCAGCTCCCCCCCGGTCACCGTAAAGGTCCCGGCGTACATCTCCCGGGCGAACCAGTTATTCAGATGCGTCAGTACGGCCTCGAGCACGGCTTTTCACCACCTTTGCAGATTCAGCCTGTACTTCTGCGCTGCTGACGCCCGGCCCCTCACTGGCCCGGACCTCCGGGCCAGCAAGAGCAGCGGGCGAAGGCTCACTCAACAGCGCCTTTAAGGGCCCACCTCAGTGATGGTGGTCTTGACCACGCCGTCCAGCCGCTCGGCAAACAGGGTCATGCCGTTCACCACGGTGTCGCTGGCGGTCATGTTGGTGTAGTCGGGCTCCTCATGGATGCCGATGTAGCCGGTCTCGTCGCTGGTGAAGGAGAACGCCTCGTTCAGGTCGGCGCCGTTGACGGGCACATAGTAGAGAACCAGGTTGTCCTGTGCGGTGGAGTAAATGGTGCCCTTGGGAACACTGGAGTTCATGAACACCTTGCCCATGCCCAGGAAGTCCTCGATGTAGGTCATGCCGAAGGCGGTCTGGGTGGTGATGGTGGCGGTAGCCAGGTAGTCGGCGATGTCCAGGGGGTTGATGAAGTGGACGGCCTGAATGTCGTCGTCCTCAAACAGGGTCTGGAGCTTGCCCCAGGTCTGGGCCAGAGCCGCCTGGAGCCCCGCGCCGGTGGCCGTGCCGGTACCGGTGCCCAGGAAGGTGAAAAAGTCCTTGCGGATAGCCTTCTGCACGTCCTTAAGCATCCGCTCCGTGGTCATACCCACGGCCTGGTCATAGCCGCGCTCGATGATGGCCTCGGCAGAGGTTGCCTTGCGCCACTTTTTCAGGGTGATCTCACCGTAGGACACAGCCTCGGTGGTGTACTTGCTCAGGGGGATGGTATCACCCTCGGCGACAGCGCCATCCTCCAGGGTGCCGGTGGCCTTATAGGTCTTCAGCACGGTGCCCGCCTGCTTGGCCACCTTCCGGGTCACGCCCAGGGCCTCGGTCAGCTTGCGCAGGCTCTCGGTAAACATCAGGGTGAAGTCGATCTCCCGCACGCGGGCGAGGTCGGTCTTCTTAATCAGCTTGGGATCTGCTGCCATGAATTATCATCCTTTCTCAAACAGTTCCATGTTGTCTCGGATGGCGGCACGGCGCTCCACAGGATCAGCAATCTTCACGATCTCCTCCCGGGTCAGCTTGCCGCCATTGTTCTTGGGGGGCGTCTGGGTTTTCAGCCCCTCCGTGGTCATAGTGGAGACCAGCTTCGCAAAGGCCCCGCCCACCAGAGCGTCCAGCGCGGCGGCATCCTTGATCTTGTCGCCGTCCAGTTCCAGCTTATCGATGGCCTCTCCGCTGCCCATCATGGCAATGGTGAGGTTGTCCCCGGTGATGCCCTTGCCCTCGTAGTAGGCCTTGACAGCCGCTTCCTTGGCCGCCCGGGTCTCCTTGCTCTTGTTCTCGGCCACCAGGTCGGTGTATTTCTTTTCCCAGCCCTTGGCCTTTTCCTCCCAGCCGTCGTCCCCGGCGGCTTTCAGGTCGTCCAATTCCTTCTGGACGGCGGGCAGCTTGTCAGCGTCGGCCTTGTAAGCCTTTACCTGTTCTTTCAAGCCGTCCACAGTGTCGGTGTGTGCTTCAATGATGGTGTCCACCTGCTCGTCGGTGAGCCCCATGCCCTTCAAAAGTTTTCTGGTCAGTGCCATATTCAGTCTCCTTTTCTTCGGCCCCGGTACTTTGGGGGCGACTGTGATATAAAAACCGCTGTGCTTCGCGGCGTTTACCAAAAAGAAAAAAGAGCCAACCACCGAGTATTCCTCGGTAGCTGGCTCCTATTGCCCTTTTCTGCGCCCAATTACGCAGAAGTCGTATATTTGATTGTCTTTTTGACCTCCATGACAACGTACCCGTCGCCCTTCCGGCGGATCTCAGCGTCGTTGCCCCGCTTGATGATAGCCTCGATGGCCTGGATGGTCTTATCGTCCATGTAATTCATCCTCAATGATATTCCGGTATGTCTGGGTGTGGTCTGCAACCGCAGGTTTCAGATATGGCCTTGCTGGGTTGCCCTTCGTCCAGTGCCAGTTGCCGTTTGTGTCTTGGTACTTCCACGGGGTAGGCCGTCCGCCGGGGTAATATTGGCCGGTGCCCAGTTCCACATAAGCGGCGTACTCGCTGTCCGTTCCGATGTACACCGCAGGTTCTGCTGGGTCTACTTTATGGGTGATGCTATTTCGGAGGTTTCCGGTATCCACTGGAGTCAGCCGCTTGGCATACCCCTCCGCCACCAGCCCGCACTTTTCCAGCGCCCGCTCTGCGGCCTCCTGAAGCGCAGCAAGAACCTCGTCAGAGTGGTCGTGAAGGTCAATGTTCATTTGATTTTCTCGATAGATTCGATCTCAGACGGGTAGAAAGATCGTGTTTCACCACTGTTCAATTCAATCGTAATACTGTCCTCATCGTCGTTTGATTCATCAGCATCCCAGACCATGAGTGTATAGCCGACATACAGGCCCCCATCTTTGGTCTTGATCCGGACTTTGGGGAAAGAGTTTGCGTACTCCCATATATTCACCATTCTACATCACTCCTTTTCTGGCCGTGTCGGGACAATGTGCACCCCTCTTTTTGAATAAAAGATGCCGAATCTCTTTGTTTCACGGTATGTATTGGAAATGTAATATTTCCCAATTATCCTGTCAGCGTTGCAATATTCAACAATTTTAGCAGTCCCATCACTTCTGATTTCAATCTCAACTACGCCTGTACAGGAATAGAGATTTACAAGGTCTTGTGCTTCCTTCTCAGTGATGGTCAATATACTCTGCGGCGTTTTCCCCTTCGCAAGGCGATCTGCCCTATATTGATTAAATTGCGGCGTTCCCTCTACATGCTTTGCGTGCTGCTGTGGTCTTATTTTTGTGGATATTTCCTTGCTTTCAATCTTTGACTTTAGTATAGCTCGATTTTCCTTGTTTTTCAAGGAATTGCGCCACTTTAACAGCGGTTTATTGTGAATTGTTGAGATCGGTTTTGCGCTATAGCCGCGCTTAGATACTTCCCATTGTGCGTAAGTTATGTTTGATAGCAGCCCGTCCCGATCTCTTCGCAGCGCGTCCGAGGGATCCACTCCATCCACCGCCGCAATCAGGGTGCACCGGCAGTTATAGACCAGATAACCAGACGCCATCGGGTCCCCGGGGTATCGTATTTTCTCCCCATTCACCTTGAACGGCTTGTCCACATCGGCCTGCTGGCCGTCCAATACGGCATGAGCGTGGCGGGTGCGGTTGTCCAAAGTGGCAAGCCACTCCTTTTTCATGCGGATACCCATTTTTTCGGCGGCGTGGTAGCTATCCATTCTCCCGGCATTCTGCGCCCCGGTGACCGCCGTCCGCGCCGTCCGTATAGCGCTGGCCCGGTTCATCTCCGGGATGCGGGTTTGCAGGTCGTCCGCCATCCCCTTTATGCTCCGCCCTTGGAGAATGGAGCTGGTGACACTGGCCGTGATCTGCTTTTTCCCCCAGGCAAGGTCGATTCCCCGGCGCAGCGCCCGCTTGGGCGGGTAGTAGGGCATCAGGCCCGGTTGCTCCACGATCAGTCGCTTCACCGTCTGCTCGTCCCACAGGTCAAAACCCACGTCCCCGGTTGCCTGCTCTATGGTGTATGCCGCGTAGTTCCGGTTCAATGAGTAGATCCCCGGTGTAGCATCGTTGACATAGGCGGTGGCCGTTTCGTTGGCCTTGGTCATCCGCTCCGCCACCTTGTCCCGCAGCGCCTTGAACCGCTCACCCCGCCCGATCTGGGCCAATCTCCAGTTAATATAGTCCTGCTCTGTCCACTCCCGCCCGTTCTGGATGGTTCCGATGAGTTTCTTCATCTCCTCATCCCGCTTGCGGAAACTCTCGAAGTAGGCCTTCACGGTCTCGTCCAGGCTGCCCCGTGCTTCCTGGTAGATGGCGGATATGCGCCGTTCCAGCTCAGCAAGCTCCTTATCAGTCGCCCGGTGGGCGTAATCAGGCTTCCTCGCCATCCTCCGTCACCTCCGGCCCCGAAAGAGCGTGCGGTCGATCTCCTCCGCCGCCCGGCGTTTCAGCAGCTCCTCCGCCTCCTCCGGGGTCATCCAGGGAAGATGCTTGATAACCGCCTCATCGTCCAGGTAGTTGGCGGCGGCAAGGACCATCTGAGTCTCCTCCAGCTGGTTGGCGATTCGGTTCCACTGGAAAGACGGCTCGTCCTCGATGCCCACCAGATTCAGCAGATTGCCGATAAAGTCCCGGATGTGGTACTCGAAGTCCCCACACTTGTCGTCTTGGCTCTGATAGCCGATGCGGATGGCGGTGGCCGTCAGGTTTCCGGAAAGCATCTTCTCCAGGTCCACCAGCTGGAAGTCCTCATAGAGGTCACTTCGCAGGCGGGCAAGCATGGCCTCCCGGGCCTCATACGGAATATCCAGCGTGTGGGCCTCCGCCCCGCCGCCGTCGTCCGAGTCCACCGCAGACGCCCGCAGCGTCCGCAGCCGGTCCATGAACTGGGCAATCTCTGTGTCATCCATGCCTCCGGCATTTTTGAGGGTCCAGTACACCGAGGAATTGTCCTCGATGACGTTGGCAAGGCCGGACTTGATGAAGTCATAGCAGTCGATACTTTCCCGGATACCCACAAACTCAGACTGGTGCAGGTCGTTGGCGTACATGGGGATAATGGGCAGGGAAGCGTAGTTCCCACCGCCCTCGATGGTCTCAGTGCCCAGCCCGTCCCGGCGCACGTCCCGGAGATAGGGCCGTTTCTCCTGGATGACCTGCAAGTCCTCACCCTTGCGCTGGATGTACTCTGTCGCGCCGTCCGGCTCATACAGGGTGTACCGTTTGGTCTGCCCCTCCGCAGTCCCCCAGTACCGCACACCAGCCGCCAGAGCGCCGTTGTCGCCGTCGTAGAGCGGGGCAAAGCCCGCCTCGTTGCAGGTGTCCGCAAAGCCGAAGACCTCCAGGTGGTCCCGGTTCCAAAAGCCGTAGGCCACGCCGTCCACCATTGCCTTTTTCGCCAGCTTCTGGAGCTGGCTGTCAAAGGTGCCGCCCAGTTTCTTTTTCGTCTCCTGGTTCTCGAAGGTCACGCCGTTGGACAAAACATACTGGGTCTGCTGGATGACGAACCGCCGGAAGAAGAGGGTTTTCAGCCGGAAGTTGCTGCTGTAAAGGTCGGGATACGCCTGCCCGGTCGCCGTGTAGAGCATCTTCTGAAAGCGCTCGATGGTGGTGTTCCGCTTGGCGTAGTATTCCTCCGCAGCGGCGGCGATCCGGTAGTCTGCGCTGCCCAGGTGGTCCCTGACGGCAAACCGAACGAATTCCATCCGCTCCCGCTCGTTGTCCCCCAGGGCAGTCAGGTCCTGATAGGTTTTCAATCTCTCACCTCCGCTTGTACAGCGGCACATACTCCGGCTTCCCGGCCTTGTGCCTTAAAATCGTCTGACAAAAATATCTGATGTCGTCCATGGCGTGGTCGTTTTCTTTGATGGGCTTGTCCTCTGTGGACTTCTCATCCCATCGGTACAGGCCAAACTCCCGGATAGCGTCCTCGCAGGAACGGTGTATTTTCACCGTCCCATCCCGCAGCATCCGTGCTGTAGTCATGATGCCGGGAACCACCTCGTTGTGGGCCTTCCGCACTTTGAAGCGCCCGTGCCGCCGGATGGTCTCGATGAACGACGCCGCCGACGGGTCCACCACCACCGCTCGAACAGCCAAATCACCGGCCAGGGCTTCCAGCTCAGTGTAATACTCCTCGTCGGTCTTGTTCCTCTGGCTCTCCCGCCCGGAGTAGTAATACTCTCGGATCCTGGTGGCGGTCTTTCCGTCCCAACACCACAGGCCAGCGGAGAACGGGTTCAGCGTACCGTAGTCGCAGGAGATGTAATACTCACCCTTGTCGGGCTCCTCGTCCACAATCTGCTCCTCACCAAAGAAGTCATAGACCAGGCCCTCTGCCAGCACCCACAGGCCCCGGATATACCGGTCATAGAACACGCCGGTAAACATGGATTGATAGCGCTCGATGGTCTTTGCGCTCAGGCCGGGGTTGTCCGCCATCTCAAAGTGCAGGTACAGGGCGTTTCGCTCCTTGTGCCGCTTGATCCACTCCAAATAAAACCAATGCTGCGGACTCTCCGGGTTACAAGAGAACCACAGTTTGGCTCCATCCACAGAGCAGCGGGTCAACGCCTGCTCCACGAAACTGCGGGGCATCAGCGCCACCTCGTCCAGCAGCACACCGGCCAACGTGCGGCCCTGGATTAGCGCGAAACTGCTCTCGTCCTTTCCGCCGAACACCTCGAAGTAGTTGGTCACAGCCCCCCGCCGCACCTCCAGCACTTTGTCTGCCCGCCGCCAGCGCATGGTGTAGCGCTCCTTGGCGAGGAACATGGAGATGAACGGCACCACTATGTTCTTGGAAGCGCTGTCCACAGTCTTGCCGCAGATGCCGAACCGCTGGCCGCTGAACTGCCTCATCGCCCAGTCTACGAATGCCCACATCATGATGGATGTCTTACCCGAGCGGACTGCGCCGTCGCAGATGAGGGCATCATACTTTGAGTATGGAAAGGCGAGAATTTTCTTCTGCTTTGCGCTAATCATTGCTCTCCAACTCCTCCGCCAATTCTCTCAGGCTCTGGCTGAGCCCGTCCTCTTTTGCCGTATCCGCAGGCCCGCCGCTGATGGCCGTCCATTTATCAATCAGCGTGCCGATGGCCGTGGTGATCTGGGCCGGGGTTGCCTCTGCCAGCTTCTCCGGCGTGTTCAGCGCAGTCAGGCCCTTATCAATGATCTCGCACACCAAACCCCGCTGCTTTTCCATGTATGCCATGATGTCGGCGGTGTTCTCCGCCTTTTTTTGGTCTAATTTTTCCTCAATGTCTCCCGCCTCGTTCAGGATCGATTTTGCGGTGGCCCAAGAGACTTTATTCTTTTTCGCGGTGGCATTCACAGACTGCGTTTCCAGATAATCAGCCACTATTTTCTTTTTTTGCTTATCTGTCAACCTCGCAGCCATTTTTCAGCACCTCAACGTCTCCTGTTTTGCAAGCTGCGCAGTGCAGCCATCACATCTCCAAACGTGCTTTCTGTACTCCCTTGAAAAGAAATCCCTCTTAAACTTTCAATAAGTGCGCCTGCACTTGTTTCGGTGTTTAAAATCCTTCTTGCTTCGCTCATGTTCGCTTGCGCTTGCTTCATTTGAGCAGGCGTCGGATTCATCGTCCGGACAGCTTCATTAAACCCAGCGTCTAGGGCAGAGTTGGCTCTTTCCCGCAAATCTCTTGCATAACTTACCTGACGCTCCGTCCCTTGCAACATAGCGCGTCCACCCGCCCCACTGGATCCTCCATCTCCAAAGCTACCTCTTCCTCCCATTTCTACATCTCTCCTTTATTTCGTCCTGATGTGGTCGAATTCTGACCACATTCCAATCAAATTCTTCTGGGCACTTCCCATACCACAGAATTTCCGATGGATTTAATATTTCGATAGCTCGCCTACACCCAGCAGTAAACGCTTTCTGTGTCTCCGGATGTACCTGGGTCCCAACGCTGGATATGCTAACAATTGCATCTCTAGGCTCTCCATCCAGACAGTAGTCAAAGCTATCCAGCGTACTCCAGCAGATTGTCGGGATCACATGGATGCCATGCACCTGCCAATATGCGCCCAGCCAGTGCTTGCGGTAATGATTGTATATTCGCATCGCTACCGGCATGTCCATGTATTGAGAGAAATCCGGTGTGCATACAGCCCCAAACTCAGACAACAACGGAATGTAATCGTCTGGTCGGTTCCAAAGCCGGGCGAATTGGTAGTCATCAAGGTAAAAATGGATGCCCTTGCTCTCTCTATTCTTGGCTGTCTTGGCATAATTAAATGGTATCCACTCCAGGCGTCGGATGTCAATATGCTCTGGATATATCTCCGGTATCCCGTAAGGTGATATACCAGCAAATTGCATTTTGTTCAAGTTCTCGAAGTTGAGCATAAATTTCCTCTTAAATCTTTAATTTATGTATTGACAAATACATATTATATGCTATAATAGTGGCATAAAGAACAAGGGAGGAACAAACAATGAAAACTGTCAACGAGCTTTTTGCAATGCCGAACTTTACCACAGACGTGATTGCTTCTAAGTCCTTCGAGTACAATGGTACAACTGTTACCGCTGAGATGTCCGTCATGCGCGACAAGTCCGGTGAGGTCGTGAACGGTAGTTGCTATGCTTATTACAACGGAATCTACCATTCGGCTCAGAACTACCAGGAAGCGATCCGCATTGCAGAGGAGATCATCGACACTTGGAAGCAGGGGAAAGATTACAAAGGAGGGAACTAATATGACCAACAGAGAGGCGTATGTGTTTGGATGGGTGTTTGGTAGATTATACGCAGAAGCCTTCCCAGAAGAGATCGGAGGGGATATAGCACTTGCTGCACCCCGCCCGTACGCAGCAAATGCCCGTATTATTTCGGACGCTCACCGCATTGGGATTTTGAAAGGCGGTCTTGACAAGCAGGTTGGAGAGGCTCTGTGCGAGATCACAAGTATTGATCCGCCTATGGACGGAAGGGTTGAGAAATACCAACCACTGGAGATACAAGGTTCCTGGCAGATTGGCTATTTTGTGGGTAGAGGTAAGCGATCACTTCCCCAGGAGACATTTGACATCTCCGCCGCCCGCCGTGCCAAGAAACTGACACAGGCCCAGCTAGCCGAACAGATGGGCGTTGACCAGGCCCTAGTCTCCAGGTGGGAGTCAGGGAAGGTAAGTCCAAATAAGGACAATCTTTCAAAACTCAAGGAAATATTGCTCTGAATCACCGCCCCTTCTGGGGCGGTTTTTTTTGGTATCGCCGCCGCCCTCGTGCGGACAGGAGCGACGTATATACCCCTTGTGGGGTATTTTGCGGGTTGTGTGCAGGCTATCCGCTGGCCTGTCCGGGGGTCGGGAACAGCGCCCTCCGCTTTTTTGCGCGCTCTGTCCAGCGTGTGTGCCGCGTGGAGGGTGCGACCCTTCGGCCCGTATCTTGGGCTGGCTCTTGCCTGCGGCATATATGGCCGCCCCTTATGCGGTTCGGGGCGGCTATTGATTAGGAGGGCCCGTTTTTCGCCACGGAGCCGGGCAGAAGAAAGATGGGAGTGGGTATCTCTACCCGCTCCCATTTTCTCATGTATTCTGAATCCTGTCCCCTATATCTAGGATTTTCAAAAATTTTTTTGATTTTTTTCGGGCAGGAATCGTATGAATGTCTCTTCTGTTTCAAACTGTGCTCCACACGCCGAACATCTCCTCCGGCGGACAATTTTCCCTTCCGGCGTTTCCCGCGTGTCATATACGGAGCTATCTTCTCCGCAAACTGGGCACATCCGGGCCGCTCGTTCTATGTCCAGCATCCCGCTCATGTCACACCCTCCCTGATTCGCCGGTCCCACCGTTCCAGCGCAGCCGCCCAGTTCAGTCCGGTCGGCTGTGATACGCTGCCGTCACTGTTCCTGATGGTCAATCTCTCCATGCTGGCACTCCTCGCACTCCAATTCCTCATTTGGGTTGTCACAGGGCCGCTCCTCATATTCCGGGCAGTTACACCGGTATCTCATATCTGTTTCCCCTTTCTTTCCCCCGGCATCAGAGCGTCCGTATGCAGGGAGATTATTTTTTCTCTGGTCAGCTTGTCCACGACCATCCCGACTTCTCGGTATCCGCACATGGACGCCAGCCGTTCCAGGTTCTTTGCCGTCTGCGCCGTTACCAGAATAGAGATACGGCGCATATTCTTTTTGCTCATGCCACAACCGTCTCCCGTCATACGCTCACATACCGGTTCCGGCAGTTCACATTGTTGCAGAACCGTTCCCGCCCGATCTCTCGCAACGGCTGACCGCAGTATTGGCAAAAGCCTCCGTCCTGACGGGGCGGCTGATTGTCCGCGTGTGTGCCTCCATATCTCATGCGGTTCACCAGGCACACCATTGACCCCGGCTGTGCCGCAGCTATGCAGTGTTCCTTTGCTTTGCAGTAATAGCAGTCCACCATATCACCCCTCAAACTCCTCAAATTTTCTTGTTGATCGGAAAATGATCTTGTTGTTCACCCATCTTTGTAATCGCTTAATTTCTTTTGGCGCGGAAGGTTTGTTGTAGATCATTACATACGGGTCATACCCCAGGTCTCTCACGGTATAAATTCTGTGCAGGTTTTCTTCCATTGTGCTGTTGAAATTTGTGAGAATATATACCGTTCCAAATCTTCCATGCTTATTCTTTTTTCCCACCTTTGCGTAGTCTGCAAATTTACCGGATAAGTCCGCTCTTGGATTGTCCCACGCAAAATGCACATTTTTGAGCCTCATTTGCTCCAGGTCAGCCATGTCCTCGTCGTCCATCAGTCGGATGTCAAGGCCCTGCGTAAAGTCCAGCAACGCCCCAGTGTCTCGGTATTGCCTGAATAACTCCCGTTTTCCCTTGCAGGCTGTAATGTTTGGGTCAAGCACCCGGATTTCCTTTTGCCCACACCAGAAATCTTCCACATCCGCAACCTTTATGCTTTCTTTTCCCTCTTTGGCCCATACATGACACCAGGGGCAACCGTTCGGGCACCCTCTGCTTGTCATGCTGACCGCAAAATCATACTGAGGATAAAGGCTGTAATCCGGGAACATGGTTTCCATCTCCGGCGGCAGTGTGTCGTTTTTTTCTTGGTCTAAAACTTCCACGCCGTCCTTTAGGGCTATGGCATATCCTGTGCCTCCGCGCAATACCTTGTCTGCGTTTAGTGGCGCCGGAATATCCTGGCTGTATGCGTCAGAAAAAATCTTACTCATGTACACAATGTCGTAGTGGATGAAGTCACTCCACCACCATTCCACAAGATCGCCCCGCGCCTTGTAGTATGCAGATATTCGCATGAGCGCAAGGTTCGGGAAGTTGTGACCGTCTACATCAATCAGTCCAATCCTCATGCCGTCACAGCCTTTTCCAGCTCCTCCATGGTCGTGATCGTCCGGCTGCACCACTCCGGCAGGTTCGCCCGTACAAGGGCCGTTGCCATGGGAGGGCATACCGCGTTCCCGCACCGGGCCACCTGCTTTGTTTTCCCGTACTCGTTGCCCAGGTGATCCCGGTCGATGATGTAATCCGGTGGAAAACCCATGGCGTTATAGAGTTCCCGCGGCGTCAGCATCCGCAGAAGAATATCCGCGATAAAGTAAAGCCCTCCGCCGATCTCCAGCAGCAGGATTTCATCGTCTGCCATCTCATACCCACAATGGCGGTTGAGCAGGTCGCGGACTTCCGGCCAGTGCATCAGGTCTTGGCTTCCCGCCTCCATCAGCTCTGCCCGGCAGTCTGCAAACTCACCGGCAGACGCCGTGATCGTGCGCAGTGGCCGATCTGCGTCCTGCCCAATGTCCCGCCCTTTGAACTCGACAATATGGGCCGCCGCTACCGCATTGTGGTCAACCGCCGTCACAGTCGGCAGCGGCTCTTGCGCTTCCGCCCCTATCACGCCTCCGTAATATTTGCAGATGTGGGCGCAGACTATCGCCTCCCGGTCGTGGCTCGTTACCGTGTGCATCGGCTTTCTCACATCAATCGGCTGCCCATTCCCGAAATATTCTACAAGCTGTGCCGTGGTCAGCCCGTACCGGTTGGAGGCGTCCACCGTCGGCAGCGGCATCCTCAGCCCGTTTGCACGAACATTTTCCGTCTGCTCTGCGTGGTACTGAATAATGTTCGCCGCAGCTAAAACCTGACTTCCTGCGGTTCTCACCGTTCCAACCGGCCCGCGCAAACTCTCCCCCACGCTTCCGCCCGTATTGCTGAATGTGAACGGCACAAGAGCGGGTGCGCAAATTCCCCCGGTATATTTTCTGGTAACGGTGTTGACCGGTTCCTCTGTACTTCTTGCGTGTCCGTCCCCTCCGTGGTTGCACTCCACGATGAACGGGCGACCGCTTCGGATGGTAAACTTGTCCACGCCCCGGATAACCCGCCGCATGGTGTTATCCGCCAGTGGCCGGACGGCGTTCACACCATATTTTTCTTTCAGCTCCCGCTTACTGGCAAATACAGAGTAGCAAGGTACGCTCCAGTCGATGATCTCCGCGGCGCTTTTCCATGGCATCAGCCGCCCATCTCGTACCTCCTCGCTATCTCTCGGCCCATGCGTCCGTTCCGGCCACACGATAGGCCGCCCGTCGCAGCGAGCAACCAGCACAAAGCGTTTTCTTGTGGTCGGCGCTCCCAGGTCTGCCGCAACGATCTCCCGGTGTTCAACCTGATACCCCAGCTCCAGAAGCTGCCGCTTCCATTTTTGAAAGGTCTGCCCGGCTTTTTTCTTCACCGGTTTTCCTTTTCGTACAGGCCCCCAGGTAACGAACTCCTCCACATTTTCCAGGATAATCACCCGCGGGCGGGCAGTCCCGGCCCAGCGCAGCACAATCCACGCAAGGCCCCGGATATTCCGGTCTACCAGCGCCGCGCCTTTGGCTTTGGAGAAGTGCTTACAATCCGGCGAGAACCACGCAAGCCCCACCGGGCGGCCCCGGCAAACCTCTCGCGGGTCTACATCCCACACGCTCGCTTGCAAGTGTTCCGTGTATGGGTGATTTGTGCGGTGCATCAGGATTGCGTCAGGGTCATGGTTGATTGCTATGGCGACAGGCCGCCCCGTCGCCAGTTCGATTCCCGTTGATGCACCGCCGCCGCCAGCGAAATTATCTACAATGATTTCATCCAATAAGCCGATTTGTTCACTCATCCTCGTTTTCTTCCCCCAATCTCCTCGCCCTCCGTTTATACTCCTGCAATGTCCTCCCCGACTGGATCCCAGTCCGCCGCATGATCTCCCTATCAGTCATCCTAGCCCGCAGACAGTCCGACACCGCCCGGACATCATATTTGGGTTTCTGGCCCCGGCCGGCGGAGTAGTCCTTCCCGTCGCTCACATACAGCGGGCAGGCGACCACACGGTATGAGGCCCCGCAGCCCCGCTTCCATGTAGGCTCTGCCGTCCACCCAGGCACAGGCTGGAATTTGATGCGCTTGGTCTCCGGGTCCCGCTCAGACCACGGGCAGTCCCCATAGCACCTGGCGCAGCTCAGACACAGTGTGTCAGCCATGGGCAGCCTCCCACACGCCGGCCTCCCGGAGCAGTACATTCCATTCCCTGGGGCTCATCCCTCTGGCCGCGGCCTCCCGCAGCGTTGGCAGCCCACGCTCCCGCAGTTCCTGGTGCCACTCTTCCTGCCACGCCCTCAGCCTGGCCATGCTCTCCGCCTCCAGCGGACCGGGCGGGGCGTACCGCAGTTTCTCCCCCTGAGCCAGTGGCGGCAGGCGGGCCAGAATCTCCGACAGGTCCGGCCAAAAGCGGCAGCTCTGGGCGTGTTCCCGGGCCGCCTGAAACAGCTGATCCCGGCTGTACCCCTCCGCCGCGGCGATCCATTCCTGAGCCCTGGTCCGCGTCAGTTTTGGGACCTTATCCGGCGGACAGTTTGGGTGCAGCACACGGAGATAGCTGAACAACGCCTGAATATCTTCGATCTGCACAACAAAAACTCCTTTTGTTTCTCTTTTTTTGCGCGCCTGTTAACACTCCCTGTTCTTCTCTTAGAGCTCTTCCGCAGAACGTGCGCGCCGTTAGAAGTAGAGGGTATAGATTTTTGAGTTCTATCTTTAGAACGACCTCTCCTATCCCTATACCTATCCTATCCTATGTGTCATTCGCAGGCCGCAAATGGGCATTTGCATGACACAGATGGGCGTTACCCCCCGTTTTTGGGTATGAAAACCAAACCGACGCTCTCGTCGGCTTCCAAAAGCCAGTAATCGGCTATGACAGACCTTACCCGGCGTTTTTTCAGCGCCGGTACAAAACTGCGCTGGATGCCCCTGCTCGTAAGTACTCCGTGCCCCTCGTACAGCATGCGGTCAAACAAGCCAATACGCAAGCACAGCCCGACGGTATCCTGTACCGCCTTTGACCCAACTCCGCCGCCGATCCGTCTTGCAACGCTGGCGGCATCATCGCAGGTCCATGGCAAAAAGTATCCATGCAGCCCGAAGGCCCTTTGGCAAAGATAGAAATAGATCGCAAACCCGGCCACACCCTGACCGTCGATCAGCTTGTCTATCTTCGGATCTTCAAATACGTCCGTGGCCCAGCCGGAGAACTCAATGCCCTCCTTCGGCCGTCCGGCCATCTCATCACCCGCTTTCTGCCGGCGGGGCCAGGACGCCCCAGCCCCGCCAATCATTCACATCATCACGACCACGCGATTACCGGCGATCTCCTCTTTCAGGGCCCCCTCGAAGTAGGCGGCGATGCTTGCCTTGGCGGTCAGTTTCCAACGGCCACCGTCCGCCTCGATAAGGCCGACGCGTCCATCCTCGTCCAGGCGAAGGATAAACTCGCTCTCTGGCTGCTCTATCTCTGTGAAGGTACGGAAGGGGGACAGGAGGATGCGGCTGCGGACCTTTTCGTAGCTCTTGAGCGCGATGCCCTGGCGGGCGCTTACAGTCTGGGAAACACCGTTGTCCTCGCTGGTCACGCTGTCATCCTTACTGATGCGGGAGAGCAGGTCCAGCAGATACTCGGTGCCCTCGTTGGGGACAAAGGCGCTCCGCAACTCGATGATGGCCTCCTCGTGGCCACGCCAGCCGCCCTTGAAGTCGGGGGCATCGCAGATGGCCTCATACAGGTAGTCGCGGGTCATTGTGTCATCGTAGGTCCCGAAAACCTCCACCTTGCGGGGGCTGATAACGCGGATGTAAATGGGGTAATTCTCCATCATGTCCTGCTCGTTGCGGACCAGTTTCACGATGCTGTCCAAACCGTTCACCTGGATTTGGCGGGGGCGGTCTACATGGGGGGCGATACGCACCAGCTCCCGGTCGGAGTAGGTGTCGCCGTGGATGGTGTAGGTCTTGTTGTCCTTGAGGGACACGAGATACTGAGCAAATTCTTTCAGCATAATGAATACTCCTTTCAGATCGTGGCGTTATGCCTGGCGCTTGAACTTCAAAATTTTGGGGTGGCCCTGCTCCTCGCCGTCGAGGGCTAACTGACCGGGGACCTGGGGCGCCATCTCGGCTACCACCATCTCACCGGTGTTCGGCTGGCTGGTGATATAGAGGCTGGTGGTGATGGGATCTGTTGGGACCAGTGTGCTCTTGGCTGTGGTCTGCACGGTGATGGTCTTGCGGTCCGCGCTGGGGATAAGCTCCAGCCCCACAGTGATTTTTCGTTTCCCGGTGGGTTTGGTGTTGGGGTCCAGGATGTTGTCAATGACCCTGCCCATCTCATAGTCCACCCGTTCCAGAATGGCACCCATGGACATCTCCAGGATACTTTTCTTTTCTAGTTCATTCATTCTGCATCCTCCAATCGTTCACGCGGGCACACCGTAACCTGCACCCGATCCCCCACCACCTGCTGCACCAGGCGGCGGAACATCCACTCATTGCCGCAGGCGTCGGACAGGTGCATCAGGTACACCTCCCGCACCCGGGACTTGTCCAGCCCGGCCAGCCAGGCGCAGGCCCTGGACACACTCATGTGGGCGTTGGCCACCCGGCGGCGCACCTTCTCCGGCATCCGCTCCGACCGCTCCAGGGCGGTCTCGTCATAGTTGCATTCAATGGCCACCAGATCTACACCGGGGAACTGATACCCCAGGTTGACCGTGTCTGTGGCAAAGACCAGCTTGTCCCCGTCCGTCCGGCTGCGGATCAGAAAGCCCATAGGCTCCGCCGCGTCGTGGAAGGTGGGGAAGGGGAGCACGTCAAAGCTGCCCAGAGCCACCGCCTCCCGGTCCTCCAGCGGCTCCAGCTGTTCGCACCCCAGGGCCTCCGCCGTCCCGCGGCTGGCGTAGACCGGAACCCCGCTCCGGATCAGCTGCTCATAGCAGCCGGCGTGGTCCTTGTGCTCGTGGGAGATCAGACACCCGGCAATGCCGGACACGCCGAAACCGGTCAGCTTCTGAAGCTTTTTCCAGCTCACTCCGCACTCGATCAGCAGGCAGGTCGTTCCGTCCTCCACCAGATAGGCGTTCCCGTGGGAGGAGCTGGCCAATGGGATCAGCTTCAAATTGGACAACCACCTTTCCCTCCGGCTGGCGCTGCCTGTTCTTCTGGTGGGAAGTCCACCGTATCCGTTGGCGTGTGCTCCTTCTGGTACTGGGAGGACTTCTTGATCTTCTCCTGCACCCACTCCGGCAACGCCTGGAATACCACGTCGTCCCATTGTTCCATGTCCCAGCAGATGGGCGCTGTGTCCGTCTTTGGCGCTGGCATCCCCTTGGGCAGTGGGATCACGCTGTCCACGTTGGCGTACTCCCCTGTGTCGTTGAGCACCACGTTCAGCTGACAGGCCCGGCCCACTTGGTCAAAGACCTCCAGCTCTCCGAACTGCTCGTCGCTGTACTGCACCCCGTTCCAGCTGCTCAGGAAGCCCCGCAGGCTGCTCTTTTTGCCGACGGCGAAGGAGAAGGTCCGGGACAGCTGCCGGGGCTTCACTTCCCCGTCCACCTCCACCGTCTCCCCGGACAGCTCCCAAATGAACTGAACCTCGTTTCGGTAGTTCTTGAACTTCTCGCTGTACTGCTCCCCCAGATCCACCACGCCCACGCAGGTGGCAATGTACACCCCCGGCTCCACAGGTGGAAGCTTGGGCTTCGCCCGGTCCTTAATTTTCATATTCACACCTCAGCTTTTTGTCTCCCGCGCTGACCACCAGCCGGATGGTCTGGCTCCCAACAGGCAGCAGCCCGGTCACGCTCTCCGCGTTATCGATGCACAGCGGCACCCGCATCCCATAGTGCTCCGACAGCGTCCGGATCACGTCCAGGCCGGCGTTCACTCTGGAGCCGTTGTTCATCGACCGGTATGGGACCCCATCCACCGTGGCCTCACAGCAGTCGGCCAGCCCTCCGTTGACCTGCTCCTGAAACAGCTTCCACCGTACCAGCCGGAACCGTCCGTTGATCTGATCCTCAATGTAGCGCACCTTGCAGCGGCTGAACTCGTCACACAGGAACAGCAGCTTGTCCAGCTCCTCCAGCTGCTGCCCACTCTCCCGGGCCTCCTGCCGCAGGGCCTCCATCCGCTCTTTGGCATAGTCCAGCATGGCCTTCCGGCCCAGGTCCCGATCCAGCCTGTCCAGCTGCTGCTGGAGCTCCAAAATGCGTCCCTCGATCTCACTGCGGATCGCACCGTTCTCCCGGCTCAGGCCGTCCGCCTGATGGCGAGCCTCCTCCAGGGCGGCGGTCAGCTCCGCCTCTTGCCGGGCAAATCCGGGAAGGTCCTCCACTTCCGCAGGGGCCGGGGCTCTGTACGCCTCCACCTCTGCCCGGAGCCGGGCGATCTCGTTTTCCGCCCGGACCCCCGCCTCAATGGCGTCCTCCCGGCGGGCCTGCGCCTTGGCGCGTTCCGCCTTGGTCCGGTCTGCCTCCTCCACGGCCTCCGCCTGGATTCTTGCCCGGTCCGTCTCAAAGGCCGCCCGGGCGGCCTTCTGTGCCTCCTCCGGCATCCTCTGGCCACAGGTGGGGCACACCGTCTCCTCAAATGTCTGCTCCGCTGCTTCAGACCATCGGGCCCGGCACCGCTGGATCCGCTCCTCCAGATGCTCCATCAGGTCCCTTTCATTCTGGGCCAGTTGTGTGCAGCGCAGCAGATCCCGCTCTGCCGCCCGGACCTCAGCCTCCAGCGCCGGTCTCCGGTCCTCCACCGGGACGATCTGGCTCTGCTGGTGCAGATGATTCTCATTCCGAAGTGCGGCCAGTTCATTCTCAAGCCGGGCCACATCATTCCGCTTGGCGGCCAGCAGGGTGTTGTTCTCCAGCTGGATCAGTTCCCCCCGCAGGCTGTCCCGCCGTGCGGCTACTTGGCCCCGCTCTTCCTCCAGAGCGGTGAAGTCGATCCCCTCCAGCTCGGACACCGTTTTTTTGAGCTCATCCAAACGAGCCGGAACTGTATCCCGGGCTCCGTTCAACCCCCGGCGTTTGACCTGAAGCTTTTTCTTGTAGTCCTCCAGACTCAGCCGGCCCATGGACTCCATCAGCGCCGCGAAGCGCGGCTCCCGCTCCATGATCTCCCGGTCGGAGGCCACGCCGCACACCTCGAACAGGGCCTCCCGCCGCTTCCGCCAGTCCAACCCCTCGCAGAACCAGCCCGCACTGGTCAGCATCCGCCATCGGTCCTCACCGGCCAGCTCGTCCACCTTCGCCTCAAAGGCATACTTCTTCACCGGGACGTCGTCCACATAGTACTCGCTGGTGTTCCCGTCATAGGTGGCGTCCGCGTTCCCGCGCTTCACGCTCCACTTCTCATAGTAGGTCTTGCGCAGCGTCACCGGCTCCCCGTCCGCCCACAGCGTCGCAGAGACCTCTGTCACTGCCCCGTGGTCCGCCACCTCTCCGGCGGCGTCCAACGGCTTGATCTCAAAGCTGCCGTTCCCACGGCTGTCCTTCCCAAACAGCAGCCAGGTCAGCGCGTCGTATACCGTGGTCTTGCCCGCGGCGTTGTCCCCGTAAATGCTGGCGTTGCGCCCATCCAGCGGCAGAGATAAGCTCCCACAGCCCTTAAAATTCCGGATCTCCAGATCCATCAGTTTCAAATCCATCTTGACGATTCCTTTCTTGTCCCATATAATATGGGTGTCTTACTATTTCTTTGCCGTCGTTGGTGTGCCAGCACCTGCGGCGGTTCTCTTTTTTTGCGCGGTATTCCCGCATATAGTTCCGGGCTCGTTCCCGCACCTTCTCCCGGTTGGCTTCGTAGTAGGCCTTCTTCTGTGCGGCCACCTTCTCCCGGTTAGCTTCCCGGTAGGCCTTCTGGTACTCGGCCACCTTCTCCCGGTTAGCTTCCCGGTAGGCCTTCTGCTGTGCGGCCACCTTCTCCCGGTTGGCTTCCCGGTAGGCCTTCTGGTGCT